CTCATCCCGGAATCATTTGACAGAAGGAACTGCAGCCCCTGAGTGCGATCCCTTGTAGAGACTTCCTCGGTTCTCCATGCACGGATCTTCAGATCCGCTTCACGGCATACGTCCTGGAACTCCTCGTCCGCACGGTATCTGGACCACGTCATTCTTCCGACGCCGATGAACAGGCACAGGGACTCGTTCGTTGGGGGAACTGCAAACGCGATGGTGCAGACCGGCGTACCGTCCTCTGTAAAGATCGGCTCTCCGTCGGCGCCCTTCACGACCTTCTTATATGTAATGGATTCAAAGTACTTGTCCACGGCCTCCTGCAGTGCCTCAGCGGTTTCGTAATTCCGCTTTCTGCCGGGGCCTGCCTGGTACCACATAGGATCACCCCTTATACATTTCCTGCAACAGTCTGGCCTCTTTGGCCGCTTCAATCTGCTTCTTGTGCAGGTAATCATAGACGGCCATCATAGCTGCCGGCGGTTCGCCTGTTTTTCGCCGGTAATTCTCAATAATACGCACGACGTTTTGATGTAGAATCGACATATGATTCATCTCTTCCATTGAAATTGCAATCAAATCATCTGCCAAGCTTCTATCATCATCTTTCTGTGCAATGGCCATCTTTGCGTAACTTGTCGCATCTTCAATCTCTTCTGTGATTTTATCGGACAATATCTCGATTATTTTCATAGCATACCTCCGAATCTATCAGATTCCAGCTGCATGTTATCCAGTGCGCTCTGCATGTTGGGCGGCAGCGCCAGACTCTGTTGCTGGTCCGGGATTCCTACATCTGCAGCGGCCTGTCTTCGCGCCTGTTCCTCGACCTGCTGCTGCAGCGCCTGCTGTTGCATCATCATCTGTTGCTGCATGAGCTGTTGCTGTTCCAGTCTGTGCCGCATCTCGTCCCGCGTATCCTCGGCACCGGGATAGTGCAATTCTGCCATCTTGGTCCAGAACATGATCAGGGTCTCAAGCTCTGCAGGATTGCCGAAGGCGCCCTGCTGGAAGTTCAGTCTGGTCTCCTGCCACATCGCCTCACGATTGTTCGCAAGAGGCGCTGTGACATCGCAACTAAAGATGAAGTCATCCAGCCAATAGAAGTTGCCGGCATCGTCCTGTCTGAGGAAATCGTATCTATTGAATTCCTTGTAGATGACGTCGCCGTTGGAGTCATGACTTACCACCGGTCTAGGTTCGTCGGCGTAGGCCAATTTCCACATGAACATCAGGCGGAACAACTCTGCATAGGCAGCGTCTCGCATGACGCGCTTGGACTCCAATCGTCCGGCAGACTGCGCAGCCGCGAATTCCTTCGCTTTACCGGACGTGGCAGTGGGATCTTTGCGCCCCTGGAAGGAATCCGTGACGCCGATGATCTGCCTGGCTTCCTCGTATGCCTCGTTCAGGAACGCCATGTCCTGCTCGATAGAGGGCTGGAGATTGAATACTCCGATGTATTCCTTGTCCTGGGGATTCTCGATCGCGATGACCTTCACATCTTCCCCATCGTGTCGGATCTCCGCCTTTGGGGGAAGGGTAATGAGAGATCCCGACTTCATGATCTTGTCGCAGATCTTCGAGGAAAGTCTGTTCGTGGTGTTCTGCTGATAGGAGATTAAGTCCACATCAGAACCGCCCAGGAATTTCCCATACATGGAGGTGTTCTTGACAAGGACTATCGGATACGCCTTCGGGCAGTAGTACGGAATCCTCACCGGCTCGACGCGATTGTTCAGGATCTCCTTGCCCAGCTCATCAAATGTCCCGGTGGGTTCCTTCCAGGTCCTCATGGGATGGATAACAGTCCCGTCATACAACGTGAGAGGCGCTGTGAGCTCCTCGAATTCGTTGTCGTCCTCTTCCCACTTGGACGCGCCGCAGTACGGGCAGACGACCTTCCCGCTGCCGACCTTGGGTTTCGTGCGCTTCAGATACTCGATCTCTTCTCTTTCGGGATCATCGCCTCTTGGAATGGTCTCCTCAGCCTCCAGGGGCTCGATGGCGCCGCATTTGGCGCACTTCCTGATACGTCTGGCCTGATAATTATCGAGATCCTCCAGGACCGTATCTCCGACCCAGGAGAACTTACCAATCCCGCCCTTGTCATTCCTGAAGTAGCAGGTGATCTGGGTGACCATGTCATTGGCGGTACTCTCATCACCCCGGAGTTCCGGTTTCTCCTCGGATTCCTGGTATACATCTACGCCATATCTGGTCTTGATATATTCCCTAGTCTGAGGAGTGGTGACGAAGATATAGTCCATATCCTCGATGCCGGTTAAAACGCCGTCCTGAGGAATGACCATCTTCGGGTGCAGCGCGGAAACGACGATCTCACCGGAAGTGGTATGGGTCCTCTTCCCCTCGTCCCACTCGACCAGATACTCGGCGCCGCCCTGGATTGGAACGGTCCGGGACTGCTGATCGTTCATAGTCTCGAACGGCAACCGGTCGATCTCGTTCCTGAGCATGTCCTCGATTATTTTTGCCAGGGGCTCGTCCCGCTTCCTTCGCGCCGTGACTTTCGGCTGGGGAATCGTCGAATTGACCTGCGCCTCGATGATCTCCGCTGTCAGATTCCGGACGTGCTTTGTCTCTTTCTTAAAGTCTCGGCATACGATCTGTTTGATCTTCTCAGAGCCGGCGTAGAGCTTCTCGCGCCCGTCCATCTCGATGAGTTCGTCCTCGAACTTCGCCCGGTTCTGAAGGTATCGTTCCTGCCAAAGTCTCAGTTTTTTGTTGTACTTCATGGCCTCGTCTCCTTATGATATGAGGTTACCATAAAAGGCATGTCACGACATGTCACAATGGATCTCCCCACATTTTCCTGAGTTCCTCCTTCTCCTTTTGGCTTGCGTTGCGATAGTCATCCCACATATCCTCTGTCCATTTCTGTCTCTTGACCTGCTCTTCCGTCAGATATCTCTGTTTGGGCCGGATATAATGAGCGATCGCAAGGGACATTACGCAGTCATCGTGGGCGCCTTCCTCGGCTTCAGGGCGGAACTTCTCATTGCGAATGAATGTGAGCATCTCCCGAAGGGTCTCGTCGTGGCATACAATGTTTATATCTTCTCGGCAAGCCTTGACCAGTTCTGCTATGATCACCGGACGGGTCTTGCCGTTTGTTTCAAAGCCGAACGACTTGCGTATCTTATGTGTGTAGTTGTCTACAGTCTCTCTTACGTACTGCTTCGGGTATCTAAGTCTCTCCAGTGTTAAAACCGGATATGTGGACCAGTTGGTCTCAATGCCGATTAAAGCTGTGTTGTACCACATCCCGATGGCGAATACCTGCTTGGCGAACAGGTCCTCATCGAACTGATGCCTGAGTACGCACACCTGCTTTCCTGTCCTGTTGTCCAGAACCTGCGCCACAAAGCAGTCAGATCCTTCGCCGGCGGTATCTCCGCCGATCACATACGGCACACCTTCCTCAGGCGGCTCGTAGACCTTGATGTATCCGTTCTTGTCCTCTTCAAAGTGAATGTCTTCCAATGCCAGCCCGGTATCCTTGTAGGCCATCATGCCCACCATGACCGGCTGCACGTTGTCCAGCAGTCTTTTCGTGATGGCCTCACCGTCGAATACCGTCCTGCCAGTCGTGCCCCAGAAGCCTAGGCAGTAGACCTCATAGTAATATCTGTCTGTATCCTTAAAGTCCTCCAGGACCTTCCTGTCCTCTTCCGGGAGGAATCTGTTATCCCAGTAGGTAGACTCATGCACCCTGGCCTCAGGATCTGTCCGGTCGAAGAACCGGGCCTTCAGCCAATGGGTGATAGAGACTGGGTTGAAGGTGAGTATGATCTGCTTGTACTCTTTGGTCTCACCTCTGAGTCGGATGTTCAGCTGATGCAGGTCGCCTTCCTCGATCTCGGATGCCTCCTCGATCCACTCGCCGGTGATGTCTACGATCGATTTGATTTTCTCGACATCGTCCAGACCGGCAAACAGAAAGACAGATCCGTTGTCGCAGGTGATGGTCATATCGGACTTGTTGTCACTGTACCTTCCGGGATAGAACTCAGAAAGCTGGTTCAGGATGTTCCTCCAGCATGACTCACGGATCGTCTTGGCGACTTTCCTGCACACCAGGAATCTATGTCCCGGTTCCGCAAACGCTCTCTCAATGAGCTTCCTGGCGGCGAAGACGGACTTGCCAGAACCGCCGCCGCCCTTCAATACCAGGAACCTATGCTCATCGAAGAACAGCGGCATGAATGTTTTATTGGATGTCTCAGCCAGATGGACGTACCACCGGGCGATGTCCATCTCGTCCATACGTCCTCCATTGGTTTGAGGGGTCCCCGGTTAAGAGGACCCCTCTTGGTATTTAGGAAGTGGGCTTGCCA